GATTGCGCGCCTATCACCGCTCTTGCAGGCACGGGAAATCGGAAAGATTGAAGCCAAACTTGGCGACAATCCACCGGCCAAGAAAACTTCCACCGCCCCGGCACCGATTGCTCCGGTCACGGCCCGTACCTCAACAGGTACGCCTGCATACGACACCACCGACCCACGGTCTGTAAAGGCCATGTCAACGTCGGATTGGATCGAAGCGGAACGGCTGCGCCAGATCAAGAAGTACGAGGCTAACCGCAGACGTTAGTCCATAGGACATAGACATCATGGCTAATAGCCTTCTTACCATCGACATGATCACCCGCAAGGCTCTCGAAATCCTCGAGAACAACCTGGTGATCACCCGCAACGTGAACCGTCAGTACGACGACAGCTTCGCTGTCGAAGGCGCCAAGATCGGTTCGACCCTCCGCATCCGTCTGCCCGACCGCGCTCTGGTCACCGACGGTGCAGCCCTTCAGGTTCAGGACGACAACGAGCAGTTTACCACGCTCTCTGTCAACAACCAGAAGCACATCGGCGTGAACTTCACGTCTGCCGAACTCACCATGCAGCTTGACGACTTCGCCGACCGTGTGCTCAAGCCGCGTATTTCGCAGCTTGCGTCCTCCATCGACGCTGACGTCGCCAGCGCCTACAAGGGCATCTTCTCGACCGTCGGCACTCCCGGCACGACCCCGGCCACTTCGCTTGTCCTGCTTCAGGCCCAGCAGAAGCTGAACGAGTACGCTGCCATGATGCCGACCCGCTACGCGACCGTTAACCCGGCCGCCAACGCTGGTCTGGTCGAAGGCATGAAGGGCCTCTTCAACCCGGTTGACACCATTTCCCGCCAGTTCAAGAACGGCATGATGGGCGAAGGTGTTCTCGGCTACGAAGAGATCAACATGTCGCAGTCGATCAAGCAGCACACCACGGGCACCCGCGCAGCCACGGGTGCCACGGTCAACGGCAACGCCTCGGAAGGTGCTACGACCATCACCCTCGCCAGCGCTGGTAACGCGCTGACGTTCACGGTGGGCGACGTGTTCACTGTGGCTGACTGCTACTCCGTGAACCCGCAGACCCGCGAAAGCACGGGTTCGCTCCAGCAGTTCGTCGTGACGGCCGCCAACACCTCGACCTCTGGCGGTGCTGTGACCCTGGCTGTCTCGCCGGCGCTCTACTCGCCGTCGAATGCTCTGGCTACGGTCAGCACCCTCACCATCACTGGTAAGGCTGTGGTGTTCGTCGGCGCGGCTTCGACGTCCTACCCGCAGAACCTGGTCTACCACAAGGACGCGATCTCGTTCGCCACGGCTGACCTGCTCATGCCGAGCGGCGTCGATATGGCGTCCCGCCAGGTTCACAACGGCATCTCGATGCGTATTGTGCGCCAGTACGACATCAACAATGACCGCCTGCCATGCCGCATCGACGTGCTTTATGGCTATTCCGTCATCCGCCCGCAGATGGCTTGCCGTCTCTGGGGTTAACAAGTTAAAGATAGGAGAATACGACAATGGCTATTCCTAGCGTAGGCGGCGGCTATCAGTTCAACGACGGCAACCTTAACGAAGTTAAGGTTTCCGTTGCTGCGGCCCCCACAACTGCCACGGACAGCGCGACGCTGACTACGGCTCAGTTGACCAACGGCATCATCCTCGGCTCCCCGACGACCACGGCGGCGTACACGCTGCCGCTGGCATCGGACCTTGATACGCTGCTGACCAACTCCAAGGTTGGTACGACCTTCGACTTCCGCGTCATCAACGTCACCGGCTCTGGCGTCATCACCGTGACGACCAACACCGGCTGGACGATTGGTTCAAGCGGTTCGCAGGGTCTGATGACCGTTGCTGCCACGGCCGGCACGGTTCGCGCCTTCCGCGCTCGCGACACCGGCGACGGCACTTGGGCGTTGTACGCCATCTCGTAAGCAACAGGCCCCCGCTTCGGCGGGGGCTTAACTCATCAAGGAGAACAACATGCCCAATACGAAGCCTGTTGGTGTTGCCTACGAGGATCCGTACCTCGACGGCGCCACCATCGTTAACCCGGTCTACTCGGCCAAGGGCGCAGCCCTGACGACGCAGTTGACGTCGATCACCTCGACGGCTCCCGGTACACCGGATTACGCCATTCAGGACTTGACCTCCACGACGCCTTTTGGCTTTGTGACCAAGGACGAAGGCAATTCGGTGCTGGCCGTCATCGCCAACCTTCAGACGCGCGTTGCGCAGCTTGAAAGTCGGCTTCAGGCGTTGAGCCTCATCGCGTAACCTTACGGGCGGTCTTCGGGCCGCCCGACTTCACACAGGAAAAACATGACCACAATCTACCTTATGCACCCCAAGCACGGCGTCAAAGTTGCAACGATGGAAGCTGAAGCGCAGTACGACGAGACGAATGGGTGGCGTCGGTTTGAACTGGAAGACCTTCAGGACGACGTAGAACCGGACGCCATCTTGCCAGATGCAGAGGTTGAAGCTAACGTGATGGCCGAGGCTCCGCGCCGTCGCGGCCGCCCCCGGAAGGACGACTAGCATGACGACAACTGCCGACATCATTTACGGTTCCTTGCGGCTCATTGGTCAGTTGGCGGAAGGCGAAGTCCCTTCCTCCGAAACCGCCCAAGACGCGCTGAACGCCATGAACCAGATGATCGACAGTTGGAATACTGAACGTCTGGCAGTTTTCGCAACCCAAGATCAAGTTGTTACGTGGCCTGCAAGTACGCAGTCGCGCACGCTGGGGCCGACCGGCAACATCGTCGGGCTTCGCCCGGTGCTGGTGGACGACGCCACCTATTTCCGTGACCCGGCCAACGGCATTTCCTACGGCCTCAAGCTGATCAACCAGCAGCAGTACAACGGCATCGCGGTCAAGACCGTCACCAGCACCTACCCGCAGGTGATGTGGGTCAACATGACCTACCCCGACGTTGAGATGTACGTCTATCCCGTGCCGACCAAGGTGCTGGAATTTCACATCGTTTCGGTGGATGAACTGAGCACGCCGGCCAATCTTGCGACGGACCTTGCGTTCCCGCCCGGCTACCTGCGCGCGTTCAGGTACAATCTGGCGTGTGAAATTGCCCCTGAATTTGGCGTCGAACCGTCGCGCCAGGTGCAGCGCATCGCCATGACCTCCAAGCGCAACCTGAAGCGCATCAACAACCCGGACGACATCATGGCGCTGCCCTACAGCATCGTGGCCACGCGCCAAAGGTTCAACATCTATGCAGGCAACTTCTAGTTATGTTTAAAATACCGTCCCCGATAAGAGCCCCGACGGCCTTTAGGTTGCCGCGTGGATGGGTCTTGCCGGTACATGTTGAACGCATGGGCGACGTTTTCTTGGTGCGTGATCAATTCAAGATTTTCAAGTCGGTTATCCGCGCGGTCCAAGTTTTTATGGTTGACTTCCAAACGCCCTTCAATAGCGCCGTTAAAAGCCTCCCACATAGCGCGGTGTATGCGAACGTGTTTATATTTCCCGTTTACGCTTGGCGTAAAGTGCGCGTATCCATGCGTATCAAGTCGCGTTTTTACGGGCCGCGCAGCAGCATCGCCGCCCCAAGTCTTGCCGTGTTTGATAGAAAATACGGTCGTAACGCTAGTGTTCAGGAACGTTGCTACGTCAGCCAGTTTGGCCCCTGCTTCCAGCATTTTCTTGGCTTCTACTACCTGTTCGGCGGTAAAACGTTTGCCGCGCGCTATGCGGCGCACGTTTCCAAGATCGCTAACTTCGTACAGCGTTTCGTATCCAAGCACGGGCTTCCACTGTTCCATAATGTTTCTCCTTTAACGTTTAGGTATGGTATGCCTAATCTTATTAAAGGTCAAGCCTGATGAAAACACCGATCCTTGGCTCCGCGTATGTCGCCCGCAGCGTCAACGCGGCCGACAGCCAGATGATCAACCTGTTCCCGGAGATGGTGCCGGAAGCAGGCAAGGAGCCCGCATTCCTCCAGCGCTGTCCGGGGCTCAGCCTGAAGGTCAACGTCGGGACAGGTCCCATTCGCGGTCTGTGGTGGCACAGCGTCTATCTGTACGTCGTGTCGGGCAGCACCTTTTACCAGATCACCTCCTCTTGGGTGGCGACCGCCAAGGGCACCGTGAGCGGCACCGGGCCTGTCAGCATGGCCGACAACGGCACGCAGATCATGATTGCGGC